CCGCTTGCGTCCCCGTTTACAATTATTTCCCCTCTATGATCTCCGTATCTGCTTATAAATTCGTCTATACACTCTTGCGTGTAGGTGTTTTCTCTTGTCAATTCATCAAAGAAAAAGGCTTTTTCATCCGTTTTATGAGCCAATTCCCAGCACATAGGATCAACATTGAAATCGCAAGTAAGATGTAAAGGCAATTCCGGATCATATTTTATCGGACGGACATTTTTATTTTGAAAATTCTTAACGACATTGAAAGTTTTTATACTTGTAAGCCCTAAATACTCATTGTTGTATTCATCCGGCTTATTTGTTTTAAGATCTTCCGCCTCCTCGAGAAAATCAGCCCCCAACCATTCCGGCGGTACATCTAAATAAGTGCTATGCGATACATAACGATTTTTTTTAGGTGTTTCAACTTCTAAATTTACCCAGCTTTTACCGTCCTCCGGAGGATTAAACGAGTAAAAACATAAGATTTTATCAGCACCCCTAACTATTGACTGCGTAACCGTTCGGATCTCTTTCATTCCTTTAAATTCGGTCAGCTCCTCAAACCAAACCGCTTTTAATTTTCCGACTTTACACTTAATAGATTTGATTTTTTCCGGTCTATCGCAACCCCTAAAATAAAAGCGTTGCCCCGTTCTTTTATAAATGATTTGTAGCGGGCTGGATCTATAAATGAAATAATCCGTAAGCCCCAGCATTTCAATAGCCCAAATAACTTGATTATAAACGCTATCTTGCAGAGTATCAGCGACTTTACGCACACAAACGGCGTTAAATTCCGGATCAATTATCATCAAAACAACCAAAACAAGAGCTATAAAACTTGATTTTGTTGATCCTCTCCCACCTTTAAAAAAAAAGTGTAAGTAAGCATAAGTAAAAATCAATTTTGCAATAGGGATAAACTTTTTTATAATCAAGTCTTTAAAATTTATCATCCGGTTAATTCCTCGATAGTCTTTAAAATTCCTCTTATATATTCATCCCCGTTAAAGCCTCTACGCTTTACGCCCATAAACTGCAATAAATATCGGATCACATTATCACGATCGATAAAATCCTTTAGATCCCCGTCCCCTCTAAACTGATTATTTTCTTTAGTAGCCAAAACCAAATTATCAAGCGTTGTTTTACCGCCCTTTGAATGAGGCTTTAAATGTTCAAGTGATACATTTTTCTTTGTTAATTTATCACCGTAAAACCCATATTTAACGGGCAATTTACCCTTTTTATAAAGTGTTTTAAGCGGTGAAGAATACCCGAAAGAAACATTACTATTGATCGGCTTGATCTTCATCATTACCCCCCAAAGTCAATATTTATAACCGGAGCGGGCAGATCGTTTTTGTCTTTGTCTTTATCATCACAACCAAGAGCTAAACGCTGAACTTTTTGAGCCTCTGCAAGTGCTTTAACAACTTGATTAAAAGCGAAAGTGTTAAGCGTATTGCTACGGGTTTTAACCATTTTGCCGTAATTAAAGCCCGCAAAATCCATATATTGCCCTTTATCAAGATAATCTTTTATGACTTCTACAATTTTTGTAGTAACCGCTAAAAGCTGACGATTTGCCTCCGTTTCCTCGTCTATAATGTCATTTACAAGATTTTCCATTACCTTATCATTGATCTTGTCTTTGTTTTTCTTTGCTTTTTGCTTTGAAAACCAAGTGCTTAAATCTTTTGCGGTAATATCAACATCCGGAAATCGTTTTAAAATATTGCGAGGCTTAACGCCCTTTAAATAGAGCGTTAGCATTTCTTTTAATTCTTTATCCGTTGCCTTGTGTTTTTCCATTATTCTTTTGATCGTCCTTTGCTGCTTTTTTATGGCACTTTTTGAGATAATCAACTAATATTTTTTGCTCTATTTGCTTTTTATTTTGCCGTTTATAAAAGTTTAATTCATACCCGTAAATTGTAACCTCTCCGAAAATTACGCTCTCAATACCCCATAAAATCATACGAGGCAGAATAAAAAATAAAAATCTTGCTAAATCTTTGAACATAAACGCCCCTTAAAACTATGCAAACATAAGAAAAAAGGGAACATAAACGCCCCTTAAAAAATCCCCAATTATCTCCAAGTTTTACGAAAGTTTAAATATTTTCGTATTATTAAAATCTCTCACCCACATATCGATCGAACCGTCAAACCAAAGCCAAGACATATTGCTTTTTGAACCGTGCGGGACTTTGTGCAAGCCTGTATCTGATAAATAATAGCGATCTAAAAGCTCAAGAGCCTTTGTGCCGGAACGATTTACAACCGTATGAATAGAGCCGTCAAACTCAATATTTTTAATCACCGCCCGAGATCGTCCACATATAGGGCATTCATCAAGAAAAACAAGCACCCGCCTCATTTTATTAGCCGGCGGAATACAAAAGACACGCCCAATAAATTCACGATTACAACAGGTGATTTTTTTCAAAGCTCCGCCCTCTGAAATTTTTGGATCTTGCCGATCCCGTAGCCTAATAGATTAAAACTTATGCTAAACGCTTTAAGACATTTTAACCTCTTGCCTACATCAGCTATAAAGATTATTTACGAGATTTTAAAAAAAATCTACAACGAACGAACGAAAAAAGCCCCGAAAATCAGAAAAACGGCAGAAAAATCATTTTTCTACGCACCGGAAAAAGCCAATAATAACAAGCCAAACCCCGAAAGCAAACAGGAGAAAAAATAAATTTTCACAAATTTTTTTAAAATTCTACCAAAAACCGCCCGAAATTTTTAAAATTCTCTTATTTTTCTACATTTTGCGTAATTTTGCAAACAAAAACCCCGCCCCGAAAATACAAGCCACAACAGGAAAAGAGAGAAAAGAGAAAAAACATTTTTCTACTACTACTCAAAAATCACACAAAAAGAGTATTTTGTAACGAAATGTAAACTTGAATTTTTTCATGCTGGAATTGAATTTGAGCCGTTTTGATAATTTATTTTGAATTTTCAACACTTGACAAAAAATCAAAAATCGTAAATACTGAAAGTATCGAAAGCAACGCAGATAAAAAAGGAGATTTTAAAAATGACAAATTATTTTGAAAATTGCAAAAACAACGAAGAATTAAAAGCTACTTACAAAGAATTAGTTAAAAAATTTCATCCGGACATCTACGGAGAAAAAGGAAACGAAATTTTAAAAGAAGTACACAACCAGCTTGAAAAAGCACTTAAAAACATTGATAAAAAGACTTATAACGATCTTTATAATGATACCGACATAAACGAAAGCGAAGAAATCAGAGCAAAAAAAGAAGAAATCGCAAAAGAATTATTTAAAAAGCACAAAGCTTTTGCATATCAATATTTATTCGTTGCATATTGGGAAAATCATTTTAGAACCGCTAACCACCGCAACCCACTTACAAAGCATAATTTCTCCGGCTGGAATGTATGGCAATTAGAATTAAAAATGTTGTTAGAGGGCTATAAATCAGCAAAATGGAGTACATTTGCACAATACAAAGACGATAAAAACAGTATTAAAAAAGGCGAACACGGAACATACATTACACTTGCTATAATCAGCAAATCAAAAGACGAAAACGGCGAGGAGGACGAAACAAAATCAAGAGTATTTTACAAAGGTTATAGCGTATTCAACGAAGAACAAACACAAAAAGGATCAACCGAAAAAGCACCGGAGCAGATCGCCGAAGTTAAACAAATCGAAACTACATTAAAACTTGATCCGGAAAAAATCGAAAAGGCAAAAGAAAGCCACAACGAAGTAAAAAAGATATTTGAACAAACAACCGAAACCGTGCAAAAAGTATTAAACTTATGGGACACTTGCGAGGTAGTGGCTTAACCGCCACAGCCTCAGGAAAGGAGCAACAATGTATATAAACTATGTAAACTATAACGGCGGAATAAATAACCTTTGCACAGTATTTGACAATATGGGAAGATACGCCAGCAGTACAAAAGGCAAAGAGCAAGCAATAAAAAACTTTAAAAGAAAATATAAGGAGATTAAACAATGCAAACAAATATAAAAGGTGTTTTTATAAGCATAAAAGGAAATGGCGAAATTATACCATACTGCAATTTTAATGTAATAGATAAATTTATTACATACTTGCAAAGAAACAATTTAATAAAAGATTTCAGTTATCAAGATTTTATAAATTTTTTAGGACAATTAGGGGAGATCGAACAATGAATTTACAGGACACATTAAGAAATTATTTTAACGGCAGGATCGAGCAAGATCCGAAGGACTACCAAGACGAGTACACAATTTATAATAAACAAAATCCGAACGGGCTACAAATTGAAGTAGTAACACGGGCAGTAGCACTTAATAACGAGCTTGATTTTATAAACGACATAAAAGAGCGTAACGAATTTATAAAATCAGTAGCAGAGCAAGAAGAACCCGAAGAAATCGGAGCATATATAAGAATTGCAAAAGATGTATATTACAGGGAATTATAAGGAATAAAAACAATGTCAATAAATCAGTTAATAAACGAATTAAAAGAAAATGATCAAGATTTTGAATTTTACCCGACTACTAAAGAAATGATCGAGGCTGTTTATAAATATTCAGACGGCGGGGAATGGCTTGACATAGGGGCTGGCACTTGCAATTTTAGAAAATATTATAACGAAATAGCAGAGGAACGCACCCGCATATATGAAGAAAAAGATCGTATTTTTAGAAACTCTTACACGGACGGCAAAGGCTATAACTACGACTTGCAACCGAAAGAATGCGAAAAAGGGCATAAAATTTATAATTACTATGTAATCGAAAAATCAAAAATTTTACTTGAAAAAATGGATCGTGATGTAATTTGTTTAGGAACTGATTTTAATACTACAATGCTACTTGATAAACCCGTAAATAACATTTTTTGTAATCCTCCATATAGCGAGTACGAAGAATGGACGGAACGCCTTATATATGAGGCAAACACAAAAAGGATCTTTTTAGTTATACCGGAACGCTGGAAGAATAGCGAAAAGATTAAAAAGGCACTTGAAAAAACCGGATCAATGGTTATAACTTGCGGGGCTTTTGATTTTCTCCACGCAGAAAGACAAGCACGGGCAAAAGTGGAAGTCATAAGCATATCTAAAAATGGGGGCGATCGTTATAGAGATTTAAACGAATACAATGAAACCGCTTTCGATCGCTGGTTTGATGAAACTTTTAAAATGAGAGATAAAAAAGACCTTAACGAATGGGATCAAGAGGACATCAAAAAAAGAGAAGTAAAAAACAAGCTGGTAAACGGAGAACAAAGCAAAGCAAAAATTTTAACCGATCTTTATAATGAAGAAATAGAAACGCTATACAACCATTTTAAAGCTATATGCGGGCTTGATGTTGATATTTTAGAAACTATCGGAATATCAAAAAAAGCAGTAAAAGAGGCTTTAAAGAAAAAGGCAAGCGGGGCAAAATCAAGATATTGGAGGCTTGCACTTGATGAACTTGAAGAAATAACCGACAGGCTAACATCAAAAACCCGTGAAAACCTTTTTAATAGGTTTAAATCACTTCATACGGTAGATTTTACGCTTGAAAATCTTTATCCGGTTATATTATGGGTATTGAAAAACGCAAACGAATATTACAACGATCAGCTTATAGACTTTTACAAAGAACTATCAAGCCCCGACAATGTAAGACCGTTTAAAAGTAATCAAAAAGTATTTGAGCGTTGCGAATGGAGGCATAATAATTTTAAAGATCCGGACAAAATAAGCCACTATACGCTTGATTATAGGATCATAATGTCAAGCCCATTTCGTACAAATTGGTATAGCGGAAAATTGGACGAATACCAGCACGGAGCAAAGCAAACACTACAAGACATTTTTACAATAGCAAATAATTTAGGCTTTAAAATCGGCTTATGTGATATGCCAACGGCACACGGGGAAAAATGCACCGTGTTATATGAAAAATCCGACAAAGTTTTTATGGAGTATCGAGTTTATAAAAACGGTAATATGCACGCAAAATTTGATATTGAATTTATGAAAGCCTTAAATGTAGAAGTATCAAGACTTTTAGGCTGGATCAAAAAGCCGGAAGATATTAAAAAAGAATTTCCGGACGAAATGGCAAAAGGGGCAGAAAAATATTTTAAGAAAAATTATACTTGCTTAAATGTTAATTCTATGCCACTTTTAACAGTAAAGAAAAAGCCGGAACTTGATTTTTTAAGCAACGATAACGAGCTTGTTATATTAGTAAATAGCCCTTATGCTGAATGTTTAGAAACGATTTTAAACAAAATCAATATTTTTAATGGTATAATCGAAGAGGATCAAGAAACATTAAAAAAATGTTTAGATATTCTCCAAGATCAAAAAGGATTTATATATAAAAATTGCCTTATAACAAAACACGATAACAAAACCAAGATCGAATTTAGAGAAATGAACGACTACAACCAATTTTTAAAGGAGGCTGCATAAATGACGGAGAGCAAGAACACACACGGCGGAGCAAGAGCCGGAGCGGGCAGACCAAAGAATATACATACAAAGTCAAAAGAAGATAGCGAACTATCAAAAAGCCGTACTATATCAATGACGGATCGAGAATGGGAAATATTTATAAAAAACGGAGGCACAAAAAACTTAAGAAGATACATAAATTTAGGCAAATTTAGGAAAATAATTTAAAAGAGCTTAACGGCTCTTTTTTATTATCCCCCTGTATTTCTTGCGAGCCCGCTACCATTTCTATATCCCCTGTTCATATTATTTGAATTGTTATAATTCGGGAATACATTTA